ACACGGACAGAGTTTATCGTGTGCCGGTGATTTGGCCATGACGTTGCATAGGCTGGTACTATCCTGGCTGGGAATGATGCGTCATCTACCTCGTAATCAGCTGAATCCATGGTCTGCAAAACGCCTGCTTCATCCAGGTATTTGACGCTGGTAACCGATATTAGCGGCGGCATTGGCAGAGTAATTATTTCAGGAAAGCAATCAAGGTTAAGGCGGAACGACTGCGACATGATAGCGCGTCCAGTGAACGACTCAGCCGACAAAGTAGCAGACGTTATCAAAGCAGATAAAAGCGTATCTTCATCGGTATTGTCTATCCGTAGCCAGTCTTTTGCCTCTTGCAAAGATACAGGTTCAATCGGTACATCAGCTGTCTGACCAAGGTTTACGATAGACCAGTTCATTTTGTCTCGTACTCCGTCATGGCCGCGTTTTCCGGTGCTTCCCTTACCAAGCGGTTAGGATGTGCCTTGTGATCGTAGCTGGCCTCTACCTGCTCAGCAGTAGGGTATTCTGATTCCGGCTTTTCTTTCATGCTAATCAGTATCTCGTCTTGATCGTTGCGCGAGAACCCAAGATTAACGCAATCATAGCCATAGAATCTTTCATCTTGTGGGTTGCACGCATCCATAAGGCTAGTTGTTTTTGGCATAGCCAATTCGATACCTCTCTCAACCGCAACGCCTAGCCAAAACTCAACGCAGGCACGCCCCTTTTCAGCATCATGAGCGTTCGGGTAGGTAAAATCCATGCCCCAGCAGCTTATCTTTGTCGCCCCTGCATAGATGGCATACGCAACCGCATACGCAGCTGTAGAGTTAAAATAGGCCGTAGGCGTCATGTTAACAACCCCAGCAAGAGGAAACTCAACCAAAGCCGGATAGTCTTCGTGCGTTCTGCTGGTCATAATAGGGGTCTTGCATGTCCGCATCCACTTTAACATTTTCGCAATGTTTGAATCTGCATTTGCACGCGCCCTTATTTCTTGGACTCGAACATCGTCCATGTGGAAAATCAAGTCGCTAACAAAAACGTCACCAAGTGCATTGATCGACCAAACGTAATCACAGACAGAATGACGACCCCCATGTCGTTTGGATAGCTCAAGGAACTGCCGAACCGATGGCCCGAGACCGAGTATAGCGACGTGCATAACTTTCCTTTTATTTGGCCATCCTTGGCCGGTTGATATTATGGATTACTGATTGGTGCAACTTCAGGATTGTGCAAAATAGCAGTAGCTGCCACCGCTCCGACAGAAGTTGTTCCAGTCTGCACCAGGCTTAATTGGACGTATCGCTTGTTGCCCTTGTAACCTAATCGCTTGCTTACCTCTTTGCCCGTTCCAGCTGCTCTGGCACCAGCCAATAAGCTGGCGAGCGCCTCAGTACCCAGCATGTCATCGTCCGCAACGCTGGTTAGCGTGCCCGTCACGTCGCCCTCTTTAAGCAACGCAGTAACGATTGTGCCGGTCGTGGTAACTGATCCGTAATCAATCAGGAACTCGACACCGCCGTACCCCTGGCGGTCAATGATTGGCCCAGCTTTTGTAGCGTTCGTTCCGATTGCTGCCGGGATAATCGCCAGCGACTGCTTAATGTTGTGATGTAGGTCGTTGCTGTTCATTTTGTTTCTCCGATTCTTTTCAATGTTGGCCACGGTTACCCATGGCCGTCTTGTTTAATCCGTGATTAGTTCGAGAACTTGAGGAACTTAACCGCCTCAAAATTCACCGCGCCACCACCTGTACGCTTGGTTGAGTAGAACCGGATATACGGCTTAGCGGTAAACGGATCGCGCAATGTGCGTATGCCCATGCGGTCAACGATGGTGTAAGCCTCTCGGAAGTCGCCAAATGCTAGCGACAATGAACCAGTTGCAAGAGTCGGCATGTACTGGTCGATGCGCGTAGGATAGCCTAGCAACCGATCAGGCTGACCTGCTTGCAAACCGGGTTCCCATAAATAGCGGTCGCTCGTGGCTTCTTTCAACTTGCGAATCTTGGTTCGCACTTCGCGGCGCATGACAAAACTTGCGTTCTGCAAATACTGATCCTTGAACGCACCAAGCAAATCCTGCAATGGATCGGCCTTTGTCGTGTGGAAGTCACCGTTAGCACCGGTCACAACGTGCTCAAACTCCCCCCACGCACGGGTATCGTCAGAAGTCGCAACAGTGGTATAGGTTGCCAGTCCTCGCGCCTGCCCAACGCCAGTTCCTCGCCAGAACGCCAGTCCTTCGACTCGCGCAAACTTGTCGGCTGTTTTCATGGCCAGCCATGCTTCAACGTCAACCGCTGAGTCATCCAGAATGGTTTGCGAAGCTTTAGGCTGCGCATACATCTCGTGGGCTTCTATTTCCCACTTGCCAACCTGTGGCGTAGTTGTGTCGTCCCGCGTGCCAAGCTCTGATACCCATCCCGCATCTGCTTCGTTGTTGTCCACGATACCTGTCAACTTTGATGTTCCAATGTTCTGAACATCAGCAATCTGACGCATGATTGACTGCTCAAATATCTTGGTAACCATGCGCCCTTGGGTGGATGCAGGCAACAAATAACCGCCGTCTGGATCCGAACCGGCAATCATGGCCTTTTGCTCGTCGCTGCTCAGGTGCTCGAACTTGACACCGCGAATCAGCTTGATAAAGCTCTGCTTGTAGGTAGCATACTGATTCGCATCCAGCTGAGAAACTGATTTACCAGAGCGCTTGCAGTCAGCCTCAAGAGCCAAGTTGAAACTGCGCATTTCATCAGCGCCCTTTTCATCGTCCTGGCTAAATCCTGGGCGATTCATTTTGAGCATTGTTTCTTCAAAAGCCGTTTTAAGCTCTGTCAGTTCGTCCAGCTTTTCGCCAACTTTAGCCAGCTTTTCTTCAAGCAAGCCGATTGCTTTGCCGTCTGCTTTCGCTTGCAAGATTTCGTTGTTGGTGCGCTTGTGCTCTTCCCATGCGCGGCCTTGGTCTTCAATGATCTTTGCTAGATCGGTAATCGATGTCATGTCGTGTTGCTCCGGTGATTAATTAAATACGTTAGCGCGAGACTTTAATGCCTGCGCAATCATTGCCAGTTCGTCACCTTCAGAATCACTCTGTCCGAGACTTTTAACCCGCGACAGGAACGCCACGGCCTCAGTACGCGAAAACCCTGAATCTCTCAGGCGTCTTTCCGCTTCCCGCAAACTCATAATTTCTTCAATGCTTTTTACGCCGCTGACTCTTGCAGCGTCATTTGCGGGAAACGTCACTAAAGACACTTCCCACAAATCCACTTTTTTCAGAGTTCTGATTCCAGTCAGCTTGTCGTATGCATCCTCTCGCGTCATGAATCCTATTGACAGACCGGTTATGGCTTTCATCTTCAGCAATTCATATGCCTCTGCGCCTCGGGTTGTTTTAAGCGCAAGCTGGCCAGCAACTTTTAGCCCGATGCTGTCCTCTTCCAGCGCCGTGTAAACCCCGACAGGCTCTTCGCTTCTGTGCTGCCACAACAACGCTGGCATTGTACCTTTGCCATTATGGCTTGCCAACGAATCAGCGAACGCACCAGGAATGATAATGTCGTCGTATGAGTCCTGCACATTGAACACTGACCCGTAGCCGGTGAATGTACCGTCCTCGTTTATGGCCTTTATCTCAAAGCCAAAATCAAGCGTTTTGTGCTGCATCAGCATCCCCTGTTTGGGTGTTGTCACCCATCAAATTTACCGGCGTAAGCGGCGCGTCAAGCCCGTCTATTGGGTTCATGTCCAGCTTGGCCCTAGCCTCGTTCCTGGTCATTATACCATTAGTTGAGTATCTGACTAATACATCAGACGTAGTCTTCATGTCGCCCCGTAAAAGCCCCTCCTCAACGAAGTCTGAATAGTAGCCCGCCGCACGCTCTGCCGGCGTCAGCAAGTTAGCATCAATCGATTGTTCTAGCCTGGCATACCAAGGCATTAGCGTATGCACTACATGAGCAAGAAACATCTGCTCGGAACTGGCATAGGTCATTGCTTTGTCTGAATATCCGACCATTATCGGCATGACCCGGAAAAACCGGCATATTTCCTCGATCTGAAACCGTCTGCTTTCGAGTAACTGAGCGTCGACGCCTGACATTTGAGTGTTAAGAAACTTCGCATTACGGTCGAGTATCATCGTACTGCCCGCGTTTTCCGATCCCTCAAAGTTGTCCTTGATCCACTTTTGCAGGGCTTTGTACTGCTCAGCAGTTAGCGTGCCTTCGACTGAGTAGACGCCTGACGACTTGACGCCATTGCTCTGCATTTTTGACGCGCTTTCTTCAACAGCCATGGTCAAGCCGATTGCGTCCCTGGCCAAGTGGATTGCATCAATCCCGTTTTTACCGTCCCACGACGGCCCTCGGACATGCCAAATCATCATTTCAGGGATGTCTTTCGTCTTGCCATCTTTCCCGGTAACGATAAATATCACGCTGCCATCGTCGCGCTCTTTGCGGGTAACTTTGTTAGGCGGTATGGGTATCAACTCACGAATCTTACCTGCAAGAACATTCTTAAAAACGTATGCGTTGCCAGCAAAAACAGCATGAAAGCCTATCGTTTCGCGGAATTCAAACGATGTTTGATAACTATTTGGACTTGCTGACAGAACGTCATACAGGTGATGCTTTTTCGCGGGAACTCTTGTGCGCCCTGACTCCAGCATTAGCTTCAAAGGAACCTGACTAATGCCCTCTGCTATGACCCTGCCACACGCCATGACGGTTGATACCTGCATTGCAGTATCTAGAGTTACCGTTTTACCTGACGATGATTTCAACCCGCCATAGATTTCTCTAAACAGATCGTAGCTGCTGCTTGCTTTCCTGCGGAACGGCCAAAAGTTTAATTTCATTCGACTTCCCAAAAACTAGCGCCAGAGTCTTGCGTCTGCTCAGGCATTACACCTACGGCCATTGCGAGCGCCACCATTCCGTCAATCCTTCCTGTCGTTTTCGATTTTGCGAACTTGCGATTCCCTGCCGGATCACCTACAGTTACCGCGTTTGCTGCGCACATGCTCAGCACCGGGTGATTGCCATGCCTCAATTTTCGGGACAAAAGCCTGGATTCTAGCTCTCTCAGCGCTGGTGACATTGACGCAAACCCCTGGCCAAAGTCAACAAATAGCCCCATTTCTTCATCATTAAAGCCTGCCTCAGCTAACCAAGGCTTCAAAAACCGCATGGCAAATCGGTCAAACCCCAGCGCCTGAACGTCATATTCTGTAAAAACCTCGCGCAAACGATGCGCGACATAGCTGTATTCTATCGCTCTTCCTGGTGTTGTGTCGAGTTTACCATCTTGCGCCCAAACATCATACGGTACGCGGTCAGCCCTGCTCTTTTCTGCCAAACCCTCTTCAGGCAACCAAAATGTACAATCGACATCACCATCATCAGACACCATTACCAGCGCTGTCAGGTCGTTTACACTCGACAAATCCAGCCCACACCAAACCCGCTTGCCGCGCATCTCGTTTGGTTCGTCGCCGTTGTCCATCCATACAGCACGGCTAACAAACGGTGTTCTCGACTCAACACGCTGGTTAAGTATCAGGTTGCGATAAGGCGCTTCGCGGCTTGGCAGTCTACGCGCATCCTCTGCCTGCCTTAGAACCTCTTTCTGATTCATGAAAACGTCGTAATGCGGATTGGCTGCCCTGATTGCTTCCTCGCTAAACGGATCAGCATCAAGCGGTGCCGAGTACAAAACTACTTTGTTAGCCGGATCGGCTCCGGTCAAAGCGTCGTCTATCAACAAGCTCAACAGGTCAGCGTCGGTTGGTGCCTGCGTGCTTATCACGATTGATAGCGGCTGCTCCTGTGCTGCTGATCCAGTTTCTATGGCCTCGTACAACTCAGACCTTGGGCCTTTAACCTGGCCAAGTTCGTCGTGCACTGAAAATATTGGCGACAACCCATAGGCCGTAGATGCTTCAGCAGACAAAGCCCGGTAAAGTGTTCCCAACTCCTGGCAAAACAACTGCTTGGCAGTGTCCCTAACAGTAACATACTCTCGAAGGCTGGTTGACATTCTTGCCATCTTAGACGCATAACCGAACAAGATAGCAGCCTGATCGCGTGACTGAGCTGCGCTGTATAGCTGGCTGTTTGGCTTGGCTTCAGGCCCACATAGGTGAAGCAAAAGAAGAAAGGCAGAGAAGGCCGTTTTGGCGTTCTTGCGTGCCATCGATAGAATGAACAGGCGGGTAGGATCATCGTAAATCATGATAACCCAAGACTTTTGTTCATTGGTCAGGCTAACCTTTCGGCCAACAAACTTGCCCTCCGGGATAACGCAGTGCTCTTCAATCCAAGCTATGTTTCGCTCGCCTCTGGTTAGTCGCTTTCTGCCTGCCACGGCTTCCTCGCTGATTGCGTGCTAACTGCTTTGTCTGCACGGATTATGCTTTGCTGCGTGATTCGCATCGAACGCAAAAGCGCATTAATGGCCCTGGTCTCTCGCTCCATCATGCCAGATAATTTATCGTATCGCTTCAGACCATCCTCGTCGGCCATCCACTCAGGCAAAAAATCTTCTAACTGCTGAGCTATGATGTCCGACTGAACTTTGTGCCTGCAATACTGAGTCAGCAATCCAGCGTGCTCAGGGCCAAACCATTCAGCAGGCCTTGCGTTTACAATCGTAACCCATACCGCTTTCTGCGCCTGAGTCAAACTAGCTGGCGGTGATAACCTATGATCTATGCCGGAATTTTTAGCAACCGATAACGATGCGGCAGATTCACGGCCTCGTGATTTCATGAGACAAAATCCAAAAAATGTACGGGTTTATGAAAAGCGAGGCTCGCGAGCGGTCTATGGCACGAAAGATGCAAAGATTTACACCCCCATCCCATAAAATAATTCATTCGTTTATTTTTATTTATCTGCATCATTCACCCCCTTAGCCCAGTGATGTCCAGCATCAAGCGGCCAGCCATCTACGTCACACCCAACATAGTTGCCTGATCGTTCTAGCCGCTGCTTGAATGAGCTATGGCATGTAGTGCACAGAGCCTGCCAGTTCTCTTTGTCCCAGAACAACCGCTGATCACTCTTGTGTGGCCTGATGTGATCCACCACTGTAGCTGCAACCAATCGCCTTTGCTTCTTGCACTCGACGCACAGAGGATGAGACTTGAGATAGCCTTCACGCGCCTTTCGCCACTTGTGGCCATATCCTCTTGATGCTGCTGTGCCTCGGTCTTTCATTGCCTGTCAGTCCCGCTTATATCGATGTGATCAATGGCACGCTTGACTGTCCCACCAACAACCATCTTGCCGTTACAGTATGCATACGCATCAATAGTTATCGTGGTCAACTCTCCGACGCCTGAGCTAACATTGATGTGCGTGATCCCCTTAATCAACCTGCCATGCTGGTCGGTGATATAAGGCTGGCCATTGTCATCGGTATTTATCCTTAGCTCTATCTGTTCGTCAGCCATTGATTATCCTCGCATTAAGCCGGTGCTGATACAGTGTAAATACCGTTCGCGTTCCAGGTGACGTTGAACGGCGTGCCAGTTAGGTGCTAACGGCAGAACGCTTGATAGGGTAGTCATAGCTGGTATCCATAAAGAGGATTAACAGCTAGATGATACAGACAAAAAAAAGCCCGGACAAGCCGGGCAACGGGAGTAAGCACTGACTGAGCTTAAAGAGTAACCCGGCTGGGTGCGCTGGTCGAGATAGAAGCGTGCCGGGTATTGTTGAGGTAATACTACCCCCTTCTCTTCTCAACCGCAAGAGCCTTAGCTCGACTAACAATCTCGACATAATGCCGCTTTCTGACCGCGTATACTTGATGTTGAGTGACTCCTAACTTGTCAATCAATGCCGCTGCATTCAGCTCTGCCGCCTGGATCTTCAAAGCAATTTGCTCGACTAACAAGTCGATCAAAAGGCGTTCGTCGTCGTCCGTCATAATCAGAACCTCTTGCCGTCACTCTTACGCCTGTTCTCGATCTTGTGATC